TTAAAAAGAACGAGCAGGATATTTATAATTATCTTGTCGCACTTGGTAAAGTTCCTGGAGTAGCTGGAATGTCAGCAAAAGCAGCTGATACTTTTTCTGGCAAACTGGCTAATATACAATCGAAAATAGATGGGATTAAACTGGCGATTTTCGAAAGAATAGGTGAAGCTTTAAAGCCTGTTTTAGATGTTGTTGCTAATGTTCTGGAAGGTTTTCAAAAATGGGCAGAAAAAAATCCTGAACTTGCTTCAGGATTAACTCTTATCGTAATGGCAATAACAGGATTAACAGGAGCTTTTTTAGTTTTAGTACCAATTATTGTTAGTGTTGGAGGACTTTTTGCAACACTTGGAACTCCATTGCTTGTTGTAGTTGGAATAGTTGCCTTAGTTGTAGCTGTTCTTTGGGATTTGTGGAATGGATTAATGACGGGAGAAAGTTATATTTTTGCTATAATTGATGGATTTCTTGAATGGATAGGTGTTGGAATTACTGTACAGGAAATAATAAATGCCATTAGTGAAGGATTTCAAATGATGGTGGCGTTCGTTGTAGATTATGTAGTTCCAGCTATTTTAGAATCGTGGCAATTTTTAGTAGATGCTTTAATGATCTTATGGGATAGTTTTACAGATTTTATTTCGTCAATAATTGATATTATAGTTGGACTTTTTACTAATAATATTCCGCTTGCAGCTCAAGGTTTTATAAATTTAAAGGATATCGTTCTAAATATCTTTGATAGTATTGTTGCAGCGGCGGCTACGGCAGTTTCCAGAATTTTAAGTATGTTTGCAGATGCAGTCAATAAAATAGGAGATATGGTTTCTGGTATTCCTTTGATTGGTGGAGCAATAGGTGGAGTTGTAAAAGCAGGAGGAAATGCAATTAAAGGTTTATCTGATAAAGCAGCAGGAGTTGCAAACGATAGAAGAAGTTCTGTTCAAACAAGAAAAAATGAAATGAGTGCTAATTCCACTAAAAATAATACAGGAAAGAAAAGATTTAAAATGCCAGGTGGAAACAAGAATAAGGGAAACAAAACTGATCCATATGGGAAAATGAAAGGTGGAACAGGTGGTGGAAGCTCAGGTGGTGGAAAAGGTAAAAAAGGAGGAAAAGGTGGAGGTGGTGGAAAAGGTAAAGGAAAAGGCAACAAAGGAGGGGATGGTTCTGGAAGTTCAAAAAACAAAGAGAATATTGAGGAACAGAAAGCAATAGTTTCCGCAATAGAAGGGTTGCAGGAAGTTCTGAAAAAAACAGGATATTCAATTGTAAATGAAATAAAAAGAGCCGACTTATTCGAAGCAAAAAGAAAAGCTTTACTTGATTCACAAAGAAAAGAAGGTGCAGCAGAATTATTTAAACATATAAAAGAAAAATTTTTAGGTGGGAATACTAAAGAAGTAAATAATAAAGTTGAGATAGTTTTAAATGGTTCAAAAACAAGTCATGGAATTAATGAAAATACAAGGCTTAAAGATATATTTAAAATACATTATTCAAGGTCAGGAGGATAGAAAATGAGCTTATGGGATTTAGATAAAATAGACGGTTTTTTTGGAGTGATACCATTTCATAGTTTATCAAACGAGATTAATTTTCAGAAAGATATAACTTCAAGAAAGACTTATTTAGGATATGAAGATAATGATCATAGATATTTTAAAGCTAAAGAACTGACCTTGGATATTGTTTTTTTTGGAAAAATGGCAAGATTGAAAATGGGAGCATTGGAAAAGTACTGGAAAAAAGATGATAAACAAGTTCTAATTTTGTTAAAAAGAAATCATGTGTATAAAAATATGGTTATTAGGGACATTTCAAGGACTGAAGAGTATATAAAAGATGGAAATAATGTCATTGAAGCAAGTGTAACTTTTCAGGAAATGCGTTATGGAGTTCCTGGTGGGAATTTATATGAAGATGTCAAGAATGTAACTTCTTCTGATAACATGTTTACTCAAATAGTTGGAGTTGCTAAAGATAAGCTTAAAAATTTCGTTAATCTTTACAGCAGGGCTATAAAGTAGGTGGGAAAATTGAAAATACAATATAAAGAAAAAGAAGTTAAGGAATTAATAATAAATAATGACTTTGTAGAAATTACTTTTGATATTGATAACTTAGAGAACAAAACTTCTAAAATAGAATTGATTGCATTTGAAAGAAAAATAAAATTTGAGCTAATTTATATAAATAAGAAATACAGTTATTTACATGATGAAATAGATCCTATAATTTTGCAGATTATGAATGTAGATAACGTATTGCTATCTACTTTGAAAATAGAACCTTATCAAGACTTGTTATATATTTCAAAACAGATAACTAATGATTATGATAATCTTATTTTATTGATAGTGCCTAAAAACAAAGAAGGATTGAAAAGTGATTTTAATATTAAAACTTTAAAAAACTTCGCTTTTTTACTATTCAAGAGGTAATAAGAATGAAAGATAAATTTAGATATATAGAAATAAGATTAATGTTAGCTGACAATGTCCTTATATACGATAATGACAACTTCAACATGGATTTTAGACTTGAAGTAGACAGAACAAGTCAATCTAATGTTCTGGAATTGAATTTATATAACATCAAAGCAAGAGAAAAAGGACAACTCAGTTTAGAATATGAATTTTTGAAAGCAAAACCACGAATAGAACTCTATGCAGGATATAGGGAGAAAAAAGAAATTAAAATAAAAGATTTGATTTTTTCAGGTCAACTTGCAACAGTAAAAAATGAATTTTCTGAATTGGATATAAAATATAGTTTAGTGTGCTTTCAGGAAAAAGATATATTTGTGATGCAGACTCTTAATATAAGTTATCCAAAAGGGAATAAACCAAGTTTCATAATAAAAGATTTGATTGATAAATTTGGAAGTAAAGATGAAATTAAACTTGGAATAGGTAAAATAGAACTATTTAAAGATTTGCCTTATCAATCGAATTTTTCAAAATCAAATACCAGTTTACAAAAAATATTTGAAGATATTGCAAAAGACACAATGAGCATATTCTATATAGAAAATGGACTTCTTTATTTTTTGCCAAAACACTCTTTTATAAAAGAAAAAACAGAATTAACACAAATGGATTTATTGAATCTGACTGTGGATGATGATGGATACAGTGTTAAATTAGGTTTTAGAAATTTTAAAATAAATACACAATTGTTTATAGAAGGACTTGAAAAAGATTATGTAATAGATAAAATAACACATAATTGTGATGGAGAAGATGGAGAATTTACAACAGAATTGAAAATACTCGATATGGATATATTTGGACAGAATATGTTAAAGGAACTGGAAGAAATTAAAAAGAAATCTGAAGAAAAACTAAAAAAATCTGAAGAAAAGGAAGAAAAACAACAAGAAAAATCTAAAAAGGAGAAGAAATAATGGCATTCAGCGAACTTGAAAAACATAATAAAATGCTTATTCAAGATGGAATCAATGATATACATACAACATGGATAGGTAAAATTTATGATGTTGATAATGAAAAAAGAAAAGCAAGTGTAAAATTTTTGCAGAAGGCAATAAGAAGTTTGAAAGATGATGTTATACAGACAACTCCTGAAGATTTAACAGATGTTCCTTTATTACCAGTTTTTAGCAGTGACAGTTTCGAAGTATATGTTCCTTATTCTAATGATGACAAGGTTTTTATAAATATATTTGAAAGACCATATGTTGAGGCTTTTCAATCTAATGAAATTTCAGAGCAACAGAGTTTTGGAAGGACAGAAATGGGATTTGCGGTTGTCGAAAGGGCTATACCTTTGGACATTATTTCCGGAGAGCAAAAAAACAACGATAAAATAGTTATCAATAATAAAAAAAACGGAACAAATATTATTTTAGGAAATAGTATAGAAATAACTGGAAATACGATAATAACGGGAAATTTGAAGATAACAGGCGATGTTACTATAAAAGGTAAACTGAAAGTTTCTGAAATAGATACTGAAAGTGGAATAAAAAAAGGTGGAGTAGATTATATACATCCATAGAGGTGAGAAATGATAGCTTTTGAAATGAAAAATGGAGATTTACATTTTAAAGATAATAATCTTATAGTGCTAAATGAAAAAGAAAAAGCAAAACAGGATATAGTTGAACTTATAAAGCATATAAAAGGGACTTATGATTTAAGAACTGAAATAGGAATACCTTGGCTCGATTATATAGGTCAGTTAAAGTCACAGGAACGAGAAGATTTGATGATTACATATATGTATGAAAAAATTTCTTCTTATAAAGGAGTAGATTTAAGCAGCATAATTATTGAAAAGTCAAAATCAGAAAACAGGGAAGGTTTTTTTAAAATAAAATTTGATTATTTTGGCGAAGAAACAAAGATTGAAATAGATAGGAGGGAAATAAATGGCTGATTTTAAAATAGAAAACAACGGAATTGTTTTCCCTTTATTTTTAGACATAAAAAAAGCAATGGAACAGGAAGGAAAAATACAGTTTGGAGATGATTTTGAAATAAATCCTGAAACATCGCTTGGACAATTTTTGGAAGTATTTATATATATGCTTGAAAATCAGAGTAAACAGTTACAGTTGCTTTATTCTCAAATGTGGTTACACAATAAAAATGGTGCAATTTTATCAGCATTTGGAAGTAACTTTGGGATAGAAAGAATAAAAGGAAAATATGCTTATGGAAACTTAAACATAGAAGGAGTACCAGGTCATATAGTTACAAAAGGATTTCAAGTAAGATCTAAAAAAGGATTATTATATCAGACAGTATCAAATGTATTAATAAACAACGTTGGGAAAGCGGTTGTACAAATAAAAGCATTAGATTTTGGAGAAGAATACAATGCTTCTGAAAATGAAATTACTGAAAAAGCAACTGGAGATGAAAATGTAAACAGAGTATATAATTCAGAAATAATAAGTGGTGGAACATTTTTAGAAAGTGATGAAGAACTAAGAGAAAGAATTTTAAATTTATCATTATCAAAAGGTGGAGCTGATATAAATGGAATAAAATCAAATTTACTTAAATTATCTCAAGTTGAGGATTGCGATGTTCTTGAAAATTCTACAGAAGAGAGAAATGAAATTTTAAAATTAGAACCTGGATATGTAAGAATTATAATAAAAGGTCTTATTGATGAAGAAGTAGCGTATACAGTTCTAAATACTATTTCTCCAGGTATTGTGACAGATGGTGATGTAGAAATGAGAGTAATAACTGATTCAAATCAAGAACGGATAATTAAATTTAAAAAAGCAACTAAAGTTGAATATGCAGTAAGGGTCAGAAATATAAAAAATATTTCAGATTATAAAAAAACAACAAAAGAAGAAATTGTAGGAAATATAATTAAAGAATCAGATAAATTTAGACTAGGTCAATATGTTAATTATGAAAAAATTCAAGCTGCAGTTTATAAAATAGCTGATCAGTTAGAAGCAGATGTAGAAATAAAGAAAATAAATGGAAACTGGTCAAAAACAGATTTAACTATACAGCATGATGAGTATAGTTTTTTGAGCATTAATAATATTGAGGTGGAATTATAATGGAAGCAAATGATTTTTTAAAACTATGCGGGAATATAGTTGACAGAAAAGGTCAGAATAACATAAAAATTTTCAATATAATTTCTAAAGGATTTGAATTGTATGATAAACATTTTGAAAAAGTATTGTTTTCTGATGTCATTGATAAATTACTCGAAAAAGAACTTGATTTGTTTGGCTCACAATTCAAAATTTACAGAAGTGGAAGAACAGATGAAGAGTACAGAAAATTTTTAAAATTATCATTTTTATTAAGATTAGGAAGAGTTGATTTTAATTTTATTGTTAATGCTATATCCATTTTTTTTAATATTGAAAAACATAGAATACAGATTTTTGATTATAATTCTGACAAAAATATTAAAGTACGTCACATTAAATTAAGGATTTTGAAAAAAGTAAATATTCGAGAAATTATATTTTTTTTAAAATCAATAAAAGCAGCAGGAATAATTATAGATTGTTGGGAAATGTTGGATGGAGAATTTTTAATAAACTGTAAAGGAGAAAAACAGAAATATATTGTTAAAAGTGATGTTAGATATGAATATGACAGACATGAATATAATCTTGATGAAATGTTGGAACTTAATGATTAAAAGGAGGGAAAAAGAGAATGCCTATCATTAAAAAATTTTTGCGAGGAGTGTATGAACATTCGAATCTATTTAAAATAAGAAATCCTTCTGTAACTGTTGGAGACAACGAAGTGAAAGAAATTACCCCTTTTAGGGGTGTTATACAGACAAGAGGTAGTGTAATAAGCTCTGATGATTTTAATGAAATGCAAAAAAACGGAGTGTATTTTGTTGAAACAGAATATTCAGAAAATTATGGTTCAGGAGTAGATGCTTATGTAATTAAAAATTTAGAAAGTGAACAAGAATTATTCGAAGGACTTAAATTGAAATTTGTAATTCCAAAAACAAATAACTTTGATAATCCAGTTGTTGTTTTTAAAAATAATAATTACTCACTTAAATTTAATGATAATGAAAATCTTAAATCTAAAAGTCTTATAAAAGACAATATAGTAAATTTAATTTATACTAGGAATTATTTTTTAATTGAGCTGATAACACAGGCATCTGAAAATACTCTTGGAATAGCAAAGCTCTATTCTGGCACAGAAGCTGAGAGTGATTCTGATAGAGTGAAAGAAATAATTGAAAAAAATACAGGCAACAATGAAGAAAGTGGAAAAACAAAATGGGCTAAGTTGTTTGAAACATTAGACCACACAAAAATTTTAACAGCGAGAGGACTTGTTAAATTTTTAAGCAAACTGTTAAAACCGGCTGGAGAAGATGATTATGGTCTTATCAACTACAAAACAATAAAGCAGGTAAGTCCAAAACCTGATTTGTCGCCATATATTCCGTTTAGCAAAGGGTATAGGGTCGATAATAATGCTGATTGGGTGATAAGGGCAAATAAAAGTGAGACATGGATGCCACATCAGGCACTTATGTTTAACGAAAATGGAGCTTATACAGGAGCTTTCCATATAAACGGGGTTGGAGCTTATTATAAAACGCCAGGTCGTAATAACGGAAACTGGTGTCAAATCATGGATAACTTCGACATGGCTGCCAGAGACCAGAGGATGAATAATATGGATACAGACCGTACTAATTTATGGAATCATGCAAATAACATAAATGGGAGATTTAACTGGGCGAATACTTACAACAGCAACAATTATATAGCTCCTGGCGGAAGTATTGCGGCTGTTCCCGCAAACTGGAATGAAATAGTCATCTACTACAAAGTTGGGAGTGACGCCATGAGAGGAACTGTTACTTTTGTGAAAGGTGGACATGCTTTTGTTCATAATAATGGCGGGCTACACATTGAACTGCGTGGGACGGTTATTCATTCAGTCGGTGCAAATACAGGAACAGTAATGCAAGTATGGGTCAGAGTGTAGGAGGTAGTATGGAAATTATATTGTGGATAGATAAGTTAACAGGGCAATTTTTTAAAATGGATGGGAAGCCCTCTTTAAAAGACGATGTTGAAAATTTTGATTGTATTGAAGTGAATGAAGAAGCTTTTAACAAATATGAGAAAATGAAAGCCGAAGGACATATATTAGTCTATAAAGCAGGAAAAATTAAAATTCAGCAGGAAATCTTTGATAGAAATTTAAAAACAGAGCAGATAAAAAAGGAATTATCTGAATTAAAGGTTGAATATTCTGAAAAGGAATTTATTTTTAAAGGTAAATATTTACAAAAAAATAGGGAGAAAGGCGACAGGGATTGCTTAACAAGTCTGATTTTATTGTTAACGATTACTGGAAGAAAAGAAACAAATGAATGGAAGTTAATTGATAAAGATACTAGAGAACACGTTTATCCGACTTTGACGCTTGATGACTTTAAATTGATGGCATTTCATATGCAGTCACAGTTATCTAAAGCGTTGAAAACTGAAAGTGAAATTATCGCTAGACTTAAAACTTTATCAGATGAAGAACTGAAGCTATTTAATGCAAGAGAAGAATTTGAAAAGTTATGGAATTAATCGTGAGATTATTCGTAAGAAAAACACACGAATAAAAACAAGAAAGGAGGTATTTATGCAACTCGAAAAAGACAAGTTATATATTTCATTCCACAGACCGAAAAGCTTAATAGGATTTTTAATATCTGCTTGGACTCTAGGAAATTATTCGCACTGTGAGTTTATTTATAACAATGAAGCATATCTTGCAAATCCAGGTGGAGTAAGAAAACAGGTTTATAAATACAAAAAAAGCTTTGATATATATGAACTGGATGAATGCATAGAAGCACAAGATATTTTAGATTTTTTTGAAGAAGTAAAAGGTGCAGGATATGATTATCAAGGAATTTTAGGAAGTCAATTTTTGTGGTTTTTAAATTCTCATGATGACAAAAAATATTTTTGCAGTGAATTTTGCTTGAATGCAATAGATTATGCGTTACAGTTTAGTCTGACATGGAATTTTGTAGAGCTTAAATATAAAGGTTATCATAAATTTAATCCTTCCAGACTTTATAAATATTTGAAAGAACTGGAATTAATAAAGGAAAAGGTGATGTAAATGGAAGTAAGAAATTTAATAGGAAGTGAATTTTTAAATGATGGAAAAGAATTAAAAGTAGTAGATGTAAAAGTTGAAGGATTAACTGTAATATTAACTACTGAAGAAATAGAAGGGAGTGGAAAAGCAAAATATTCATTTGGTCAGACAAGTCTGGATAAGATGTTAAAAGTACATCCGAAACTTGTTGAGGTCATGAAAGAAGCTATTAAAAACAGTCCATTTGATTTTAGAATTACAGACGGAGCTAGAACAGCAGAGGAACAATTTGCTTTGTATCAAAAAGGCAGAACTAAACCTGGTCCGAAAGTTACAAATTGTGATGGTTACAAGTCAAAATCTAACCATCAAATTAAATCAGACGGCTTTGGCCATGCTGTCGACATTTTCCCTTGTGGGACAATAGAAAATGGAGTTTACAGGAAGTTTACAGCAGATGAAGGATATGACGATAAGAAATTGAAAATTATATCTGAGCATATCTTAAAGATAGCGAAAGAAAAAGGAGTAAATGTTGAGTGGGGTGGAAACTGGAAAATGCACGATACACCTCACTTTGAAATAAAATAAAACTTGTATATTTAGCCTACACGGAAAAGCTCATTTGACAGAATAAAATTCAAATTTGAGCCTGTCAGATGGCTTAAAATATAAAATAAAAGAGAGGATGATGTAAAATGACAGAAGCAATGGTAAAAATGTATGTTATCAACAAAATAGGAGAACTTGCAAAAACTTCAATATACAGAAGTGAGATAGTAAATGCAGGAAAAGCAGGATTTGAAAAATTTGAGGCTGTTGTAAATAATTTCTGGGATAAGGCAGAGGAATACATTATAAAAGAAAAAGAAATTGATAGAAAATGGATTCCTGATGTCGTAGAAAAACTTGGAGAAGAAGCAATACATAAAGCTGTTAAAATATTAAGAGTGGAACTTGATCCAAGAAAACTTGTACAGGATATATTCAACATTGAAAAGAAAGAAAATCCTGCTGTGCTGTAGCAACTAAGGAGGAAAACTTGTGGGAATTAACTTTAATGAAGTGAAAGCTATTGTTGAGTTAGGTATAATGAGCGTTATAAGCTATATATATATCACACAGCAGAAAAAGCTTTTTGAGCAGCAGGAGAAAGTTATATCAGTCTTAGCAAAACTTGAAAATCAGCTGAATAATGATATGTTGCGAGGGAAAGGATTAGAAATATCTCTCGTACTTAAAATTCAGGATCTGAGATGGAGCATACAAAAAAGAGTTATCAAATACATAAAAAATAATCACATAAAAGAAAATTGGGTTATCATTAACAAAGAAATTGACACATTTTTTAATGTGAAATTGATAGACTTTGAAACGGAAATGCATGATGTAATAGATGATATTACTTTTAAAATAATTTATGATATTCTGAAAAAAGAATTTATTGAGACAAAAAATATTCTCACTAATATTCTCTCAGATTTAAAAGATGATGGAGCTACTGAAAAAGAATTATATGAACGAGCAATAAGAACTGTAGAAGCACATATGCAGACAATAGAAAATGAGCTTGTTGCAAAGATAAAAGAGTTGATAAATTAGGGCAGTCTTTACGACTGTCCTCTTTTTTTATTGACAAAAAATAAAATGATAGTATAATTTTATAAAACAGTAAAAAAGGAAAATAATTTTAAAACAGGAATTATAAAGAATAATAGTTGTAAATTTGGGGACAATTTGGGGACAAAATATAAAAAAAGATAATAAAAGTTGTTTTTTTGTAAAAATGAAGTCAATAAAAATAACTACTGGTAAGAGAGAATAATAATATTTTATAGACCGTGGATACGATAAGCTTGAAGAAAAACTTAATGGGGTCGGTGCTGACATAAGAAGAGTTAAGTTGGATATTTAGTGATAAAAGTAATAGTTTGTATAATAAGAAAAAGCCTTAATTATACTGGCCTTATAGGTTAGTATATTTGGGGCTTTTTGTTTATAATCAAGTTAAATTATTTATTTTTGAGGAGTATAAAAATTAAGAAAATCATTATCTTTAATTTTTTCACCTAAAGTATCTTTAAGTTCAGGATTATTAAGATTATATACATAGACATAAGCTTTGTCAGCTTTCTTATAATCACTGTCATATATATCAAGAAGAAGTCTGTCATAATGATTTTTTTCAATATTTTCTCCATAATATCCTTCCATTTCATCCATATCCTTAAATACTTTGTCTAAATCTAAAGACTTGTCAGAAAGTTCATATAGCTCTCCTATTGTAAAATCTTCAGGTTTGCCTTCTGTATTCCGATCAGACAGGATTAAGGCAGGATATTTTTGATTTGTAAGAGTAAAATTATCTCCTTTTACATAAAATAATCCCTTATATTCGGCGATTCCTTCGAGATAATGGTGATTAAAACATCCCTTTCTTAAAGAACCGTATACAAATAATTTTGTCATTTTATTCTCCCAGTTTATAATCTATAGTCAGTATGTTAGAAACTAACATACTGTTCCTCCAACTTCTTTAATATCTTCATCATTTTTAACAATTGCTTCAATAGCGGCAGTAAGTCCTTTTACTATTGTGCTTAATTCCATTGAAGGTGTATTTCTTTTATCCACAACCTGTTCAGGTAAGAATGGAATGTGAATAAATCCTGATTTTTTACCTTTATATTTTTTTTCAATAAGATACAGAACACCATATAAAACATGGTTACATACAAAAGTTCCAGCAGTGTAGGAAACAGAAGCAGGAATATTGTTTTTCTGTACATTTTGAACCATAGCCTTTACAGGCAGTTTAACTAAATAAGCATTTTCTCCATCAGGGAAAATAGGTTCATCTATAGTCTGATTTCCCTCATTGTCAGGAATACGGAAGTCATCAAGATTGATTCCAACACGTTCGATTGAAATATCAAATCTTCCTCCTGCCTGACCAATTGAAAGAATAACATCAGGATTATGTTCATTTATAGCTTCTTCTATTTTTTCCAGAGATTTCTTTCTAACTGTGGGTATTTCCAGCTTGATAATTTCTGCCCCTGCAATATTGTCAGGAAGTCTTTTTACTGATTCAATAGCAGGATTTATAGGTTCCCCTCCAAAAGGATCAAAACCTGTAACAAGTATTTTCATAATATTTCCTTTCTTGGCTACAGTTATGCTTTAAATAACAGTATCATAAATATAATGTGTATAACCAGCATTGTAAGTCCCATAGGTAACTGGGTTTTAATAATTCTGTTTTTATCCTTAATTTCAAGGATGGAAGCAGGAACAATATTAAAGTTTGCAGCCATAGGTGTCATAAGTGTTCCGCAGTAACCTGCAGTCATTCCTAATGCACCGATAGCGGCAGGATTTCCTCCATGTTTTAATATGAACGGAACTCCAATACCAACAGTTATTACTGAGAATGCCGCAAATGCATTTCCCATGATCATAGTAAATAATGCCATACCAATTGCATAAATAATAATTCCTACAACAATATTACCTGAAGGCACTACTGATGAAATGCTTTGAGCGATTACCTTCCCAACTCCGGCTTTTGTAAAGACAGCCCCTAGAGCCGCAAGAAGCTGAGGTAAAAGAGCAGTTGCTCCAATTTGCATTAATAATCTTGAAGTATCTTCAGATGTTTCGCTGAACTTAGGTTTTATAATAAGTGAAGCCACAAGAAGTGCTATTAATGCTCCTCCACCTATACCAACTGCTGACGGAATAGTAACTTTTCCAATTTTAAATTGTAATATAAGGAAAGCTGAAATTCCAATTAATGCAGCAGGAATAAATATTTTATTTTTAAATTTTTCACTTTGAGCTACTTTAAATTCATGTGTAACTTCCTTAAATGTACCTATCTGTAACTGATTTGTCACAGTAATTAATCCTAAAATTACAAGCATTCCACCTGTAACTGCATAAGGGATAGTTTTTCCAAGAATAAATATAATTCCTAAAATAAACCAGAATAAAAATGTTCCGATTTTTGCTTTTTCATTTTTTAGTCCCCTTATTGCCACGCTAATGCTGACAAGTCCACAAAGGATATAAATAATTTCTGATAAAGTTGTAAAAAAAGCTTTTAAGTCCATTATTTATTACCTCCTTTATTTGACATGATTTTTTTGTCGTAGATATATGCCTGAGCAATAGTAAGTATTACGGCAACAATTCCCATTGGAATTGAAAATAACGAAAGATCCTTAAGCGAAACATTATATCCACTTTCCTGTAGAGTTCCCTGAATTAGAAGCAGTCCAGATGCTCCTATAAAAATATTCTGAGCAAAGAAGTTACCGTAGTTTTCAATAGCGGCACTTAGACTTTTCAGGTCTTCAGTTTCTTTTTCAGTTAACTCATTCTGCTTGTGAGATTTTGCAGCAGCTTCAGCCATTGGGAAAATAAGAGGTCTGATAAACTGTATGTGTCCACCTATTCTGATTGACAAGGCACTGGCAACAGAACGGATAATCATGTAAAGTCCTAAAATTTTACCTGCAGTGGCATTTTTAAGACTTGAAATTAATGTTGCACTTCTTTCTCTTAAACCATATCTTTCAAGTACTGCAATAACTGGAAGGCTGATTAGGAAAATAGACATAAGTCTGTTGTCTACAAAAGCTTTACCAATAATTTCAAGAATACTTAAAATATCCATTTTTGCTGCAAGTCCAGTAGCAATTCCGGCGGTAAGAACAACAGCAAGAACATCCAGTTTCAGAGAGAAACCAACAACGATAATGACGATACCAATTAGTATCATAAAATTCATAAATATTCCTCCTTAATTTAGAATTTATATTATATATTTTACACTTAAAATATCATAAATGCAATAGATAGAATAAA